AGTCGCCCAAAACCCAGACACCACTCTTGATCAGGGGGCGGCGTGATGGTGTCCCTAACCCAAGAGCTTTTGAACCGGGTTGCCGATCTGGAACGGCGTCTGGCCAACCAAGTCCAGGTTGGCACGGTGGCCCAGGCCGACTATGGCGCGGCGCGGCTGCGGGTGCTCTGTGGCGATCTTTTGACCGGCTGGCTGCCTTGGACGGCGCAACGGGCGGGGGCTGACCGATCATGGTGGGCGCCCGAGGTGGGCGAACAGGTGTTGGTCCTCTCACCCTGCGGCGACCCGGCGATGGGGGTGGTCTGTGGCAGCCTCTATCAGGACGCTTACCCGGCCCCGGCCCATAGCGCCGACATCAGCACCCAGGTTTTTGCCGACGGTTTGGTGGTGACCCATGACCGGGCCGCCAAGCGCACCACCCTAAACGGGCGCGACAGCGACGGCACCCTGGTTCTGACCTTTAAGAACATCGTGATCAAGACCGGCGAAGGGGGTTTTTACCACCTGGACCACCACGGGCGGGCCAGCCGGATTACCCACCAGGGGGGGACAGCCTTTCAGACTGAAAGCTGGTCGGTGGGCTCGGTTGCGGCCTCGGTCCCCGACCACGGCTATAGCCCGCCCGAGGTGGGCGTTTAGCCCGCACGTCCCTTGTTTTCCTTTCACCCACGGAGCCTAAGCCATGCGCGGCATGTCAGCCCAAACCGGCGCGCCCTTGAGCGGCCTTGATCACCTGCGCCAATCGATCAGCGACATTCTTTCGACACCGGTGGGGTCGCGGGTTTTGCGCCGCGACTATGGGTCGCGCTTGCCTGACTTGATTGACGCGCCGCTCAACCCCGAAACCGAGATGGAGGTCTATATCGCCACCGCCGAGGCGCTGCAAACCTGGGAACCGCGTTTGGCGCTAAGCCGCGTCACCATGGCCGCCCCCGACGGGGCCAACGGCGGCATGGCGCTGGTGATCGAGGGCACCTACCTGCCCGACGGAGAGCCCCTGTCTGGCCTGTTCCAGATCGGAGGAACCCCCCGATGAGCCGCTATGACAGTATTGACCTGTCGCTGATTGCGCCGCCTGACGTGGTTGAGACGCTCGACAGCGAGGCCCTGATCAACGCCCTGAAAAGCGCCATGGTCGCCGCCTGGCCCAACTGGACGGCGGACCTAGAAAGCGATCCGGTCAACAAAATCCTAGAGGTGATCGCCTATCGCGAGATCCTGTTGCGCCAGCGGGTTAACGACGCGGCACGGTCGGTTTTGCTGGCCACCGCCAGTGGGGCGGACTTGGATAACCTGGCGGCTTTGTTCCACGTTGGGCGTCAGGTCTTGACCCCGGCGGATGACAGCACCACCCCGCCGACGCCCGCAGTTTACGAGGACGACGAGCGTCTAAGGGCGCGGGTTCAGTTGGCGCTAGAGGGCCTTTCGACCGCTGGGCCCGAGGGGGCCTATGTGTTCCATGCCCTCTCCGCTGATGGGCGGGTGCTGGATGTGGCGGTGGGCTCGCCGTCGCCGGGCGAGGTGGTGGTGACGATCCTGTCCAACCAGGACGACGGGGTGCCGACCAGCGACCTGATTACCGCCGTCGAGACGGCGTTGAATGACCAGGACGTGCGCCCGCTGACCGACCATGTGACGGTCCAGGCGGCCAGCCGCACCGACTATCAGGTTGCGGCCAGCCTAGAGGTCTATCGCGGCCCCGACCTGGAAACGGTACGCCAAAGCGCCCTTGACCGGGTGAGCGCCTTTTGCGCCGACCAGCAGCGCCTAGGCGAGCCGGTAACGCTTGACGGGCTCTATTGCGCCCTACGCGCCGATGGGGTGCGCAAGGTGACGCTGCACACCCCCTTAGCGGCCATCGAGCCGACCACCAGCGGTTACGCCTATTGCACCGCCATCAGCGTCACCGCCACCCAGGTCGAGGACACCTAATGAGCAGCCGCAACCACCCCACCACCCTGTTGCCGCCCAACGCGCAACCCGCTGAAACCGCGCTGGCCACCGCCGCCGCCCGCCTGAGCGAGGTTCCGGTGCCGGTCGGCACCCTGTGGGATCCGGCCCGCTGTCCGGCGTCTTATCTGCCCTGGCTGGCCTGGGCGCTGTCGGTTGATAACTGGGATAGCACTTGGCCCGAGGCGGTCAAGCGCCAAATCCTGGCCCAAAGCATCGCCGTCCACCAGCGCAAAGGCACCGTCGGGGCAGTGCGCCGCGCCATGGCCGCGCTGGGGGTCAAGATCGACCTGCAAGAATGGTGGGAAACCAGTCCGCAGGGAACGCCGCACACCTTTTCGCTGACCGCCTATGCCAACGCCAACCTCAGCCACGATGGCGAGCCGGTACTGAGTGATCGGCTCTATCGCGCCCTGAAAAAGGTGGTCGATGCCACCAAGCCGGTGCGCAGCCACTACGAGATGACCGTTGCGGCGGACTTTGCGCAAAGCCTGGTGCTGAAAGACGCCATGACGGCGGTCACCGTTGGCCGCCTGGGGATCGCACCGCCGGTGCCGGTTCAGCCTGAAATGGGCGCCGGCCTGGGGATGTCTGCCGCAGCGACCGGCCTGGGGTTTCAACGCCAAAGCGCTGATCTGGCCGCCCCGCAACGCGGCCTGCACAGCGGCCTGGGCCTGGCGGCGGGGGCTGACAGTGTGGGCCTGGCGCGGGCCAGCGCGCCAGCCCGCGCGCCCGACCAAGACCTCGGCAGTGGGCTGTGGGCCCGCAGCGGGGCGCGCGGCCTGGGGATGGCCCGCCAGCAGATCACCCCCACCCTGCCGTTGCAGCAGATCCAGGCCATGGGCCTGTTCACCAAGGCCGCTGCTCGGGGCCTTTCCGTTATCCGTCTTTCTATGGAGCTTAGGGCATGACCGCTCTTGTACCGCAGATCACTTTGGCAGGCCTCCAGGCCGCTTGGAATGCCACCAACACCGGCATTTCAGCCGAGATCACCCACGTTGGCCTGGGCAGTGGCGGCTATACGCCGTCCACCGGCCAGACCGCGCTAGAGGATGAAAAGCACCGCATCGAGATCGCAGGCGGCACCCTGGCCGGGCCGACCCAAATCCACCTGACCGCGATGGACAATTCCGACCTGGAATTCTGGGTCCGCGAAGTGGGCTTTTATCTGGCCGATGGCACTTTGTTTGCCGTCTGGTCCACCAGCGAGGGGCCGCTGGCCTACAAGTCGGCCAGCCTGCCGTTGGTGGTCGCCTTTGACCTGGACCTGTCGGCCCTGCCCGCTGACAGCATCACCGTTTCGACCACCGGCACGCTCAACCTGTTCCTGGCCGACGAGCTGACCCGCATGGCCACCGCCCAGATCGACGCCATGACCCGCGAAACGGACCTGTTGTTCCGCCTGCGCGCCGCCGAGGCCAAGAACGCAGACCAAAGCCGCATCATGAACAACCTGCGGGCGCTGTTAAAGGTCTAAGCACGCCCTCTTTTCGGAGTCTTTCCATGACCATTGAAACCCAAGTCGCCGCCCTGATTACCGCCACCAACGACCTGACCAACAGCGTCAACAGCAAGATGGGCCAGATTGATGCCGCCGTGGTGGCGATGCAGGCCTTGGTTGAGGGGCTGCCCAACCGCTTGCTCGGCTATCGCACGGTCTTTGTCGATCTGATCAGCGGCGACAACAGCGCCCCAGATGTGGACGGCGCGGTGGTGCAGACCATCGACGAGGCCTTTCGCCGCCTCAAGCCCTTTAAGAACAACATCATCAAACTGGCGTCCAACCAGACCCACACCTTTGACACCCACGTCAACGTGGTCACTGACCTCGCCGCAAAGGGCCTGGAAAGCGGGTACATCATCATCTGTGACCGCGATGGGGTCAGCAATGGCCTCGGCCTGCCCACCGAATATAGCCCGGTCCTGAACTGGTCGGCGGCCTTGATCAGCAGCCTGAATGTGATTGTCGGCGGCGCGGGTCAGGGCCTGACTCTGAACCATACGGATGGCTTTTTCCACGCCCAGCGCCCGTTTGTCTCCCTGGGAACGGGGGTGCAGCCGACGGATGTCATCTTTGCCAACTGCCGTATTCTGCTGAACGGCACCACTCCGTCTTCGCAACTTTGCGCCACCAGTGGCCGTCTGGAAATCCGCGACTGCGCGGTTGAACAGAACGCCGCCACCGACCGGCTGAGTGGCGAGGGGGAAGTCGCCTTTAGCGCGATCAATTCGACCCTGAGTGGCGACGCTCGCCCGAAAAACTGGGATGCGCTGATTGGCAAGCGGGTCGGCCTGACCATGGACCAGATCTCTGGCCAGTTCGGCCCGTCAAAGATCTATCTCTACGTCAACAGCCAAACCGGCGACGACGCCAACAGCGGCTTCACACGCGATCAGGCGCTGGCCAGCGTGAACGAAGCGCTCAAACGCTGCCCGCCGGGTAAGGGGTGCCATATTTTGCTCGCCTGTGGGCAGACCTTTACCGTTACCGAAACCTACGCGGACCCGGCCTATTGGTTAGGATCCAGCGGCTATATCTGGTTCTGCGACGACCAACGCGAGCTGCGCAACACCCCCAACCCCAGCGATGACAGCCCGCATTTGATCATCGCCGCGCCAATTCGCTTGGCCCGTCAGGTCTTTGTCGGCGGCTATCTCTATCCGCTGAAACTCACCTTTCAGGGGATTGAGGGCAAGTTTGAACAGATCCACGACGAAGATGGGCCCGACAACGGCCATATCACCCAAACCCTCTGCATCTCGTTTGCCCACACGGAAATCACCCTGGACAGCCTGGGCAGTACCGTCGTCTGGGGCGCGGTCAACGCCGATAGCTTTAGGGTTTCGGTGCGCAACTGCAGCCTGGTTCAGGTTGACAGCGCCGCCAAGCTGATTTGCTCGCGCGGCTTTGGCATGGCCGGGTCTTTCCACAACACCACGTCGACCCTGGGCGGCGTTGCGACCACCTGGGCCGACCTGTTCAACGGGGCTTCGCGCCCGACCGGCGGCGGCGCACTGCTGGGGATTAGTTCGAACATCGAACTGTAACGCCTGCGCTCTTTCCCTTTCTTTCCCACCCACCCTTTTTAAGGAGACTTTGCCATGTCACTGGAAAGTCAAGTTGCTAGCCTGGTTACGGCGACCAACGGCCTCACCGAACTGGTGGCCGGTCGCGTTGATGCCATTGACGCCGCCGTTGCCACCATGGAAAACCAAGTCGGCAGCTTTCTGCACCAACTGGCCCAAAGCTATACCATCACCGTTGATGCGGTCAGCGGCAACGATGCGGCGACCGACGTCGATGGGGCCACCGTGCGCACCCTGGCCGAAGCCCTGCGCCGCGTTAAGCCGTTCCATATGAACATCATCTTGCTGGCCAACGGTCAGACCCACAGCTTTAGCCAAGATGTCGTGACGGTGGCCCATGCGGGGATGACCGGCGTTGATCTGGGGCATATCCACATCTACGCCAGTTCGGTGAACGGCATCCAACAGCCCAACGACGACAGCCCGCTGGTGATCTGGAACGCCACCTTGACCACCATGATGGACGTCACCTTGGGCGGCTCGGCGGCTCCGCTGAAAATCCGCCACACCAAAGGCGCTCTCGTGTCGGCCAACCCCCACGAAGGTTGGGGCACTGGCCGCCCGCAGCACAATCAGGTCAATATCATCCACAGCCTGCTAGAGCTTGAGGCCCCCAACACCGCCTTTTTGCGCCGGGGTGGCCACCTTTACCTGCGCGCGAGCATCATCAACCAGAATGCTCCCGGCGCGATGCTGTCCCAGGAAACCCTAGAGGTCTATGACAGCGCCACCCGCGTTGGCGGCACCCAGGGGGCCAAACGGCTGGCCAACATCTTGGGCGATACCAAACCCTGGTCCAATGCCGCCCTCGATCAGCGCTTTAGCCGCGTTGGGCACCTAGAGCTCTACCTCAACACCGACGTTGGCGACGACAAGAACGACGGCCTCAGCGGCAGCACCCCGGTGCGCACGGCTGGACGGTTGGCGGAAATTCTCTACGCCAACGGGGCCATCCAACAGGTGGTCAATATCACCGGCGCGGCGGACTTTGTGCTGGATAACGACATCGGCATGATTGGCGAACACAACATCCTGTCCTTTGCCGGTCTGAGCGGCGATATCGTGCTGCCCCCTGTGTCGGGCACCGACACCACCGGCACCGTGGTGGGGGACACCGTGCGATCCTTTTATCTGACCGGCGGCACCAACCTGGTGAAGTTCACCAACAACACGGACAGCCCGCGCAAGGCGCTGACCCTGCCCAACAAAGGCGGCTATAGCGGCAGCGGCGACCCCTGGTTTTACGCCCGCTGGCAGGGCCTGTTCCGCATCGGGACCATCTGGACGATGAAAGCATCGCACCTGACCCTGATGGGGGCGGACATTGCGATTGGCGACAACCAGACCTTGGTCGCCCTGGATACCGGCTGCACCCCCTATTACCAGAACGCCAGCAAGCTGCTGGTGGCCTTTAACGACTGTTCCGTCACCCTGACCGGCACCAACGCCGACACCCTTTACGGTGTCAGCCAGGCCTAGGGCCCGATCCCCGACGCCAACGCCGATCACCGACGCCGACCACATTTTTCCCATCATCCCCCGCCCTGGTGTTCAGCCAGACCCCGCCCGATGCGCCCCTTTGCGGACTGCGTCAGCGCCACCGGCTTGCCCGTTGGCAGGCCACAAGCCCGGCGGCGGGGGATCACCACCCCATCACAAGGACTCTGTTCGATGTCTAACCCGACCCTTTCCACCCCGATTGCTGAAAGCACCCCGATTGCTGAAAGCACAGTTGTTTCCTTTCGCCTGACCGCCAACGGCGTCACCCGGTCGGAAACCAACGTGCCCCTGTCCGCCGTGCGCAAGCGCTTGGGCGACGAGCTGGCCGACCTGTTGGCGGCCAAGCAAGCCCAAGAACAGGCCAACGCGGCGGCCCTGGCCTATTTGGCCGCCACTGACTGGTACTTGGTGCGCAATGCCGAGACCGGCGCTGACGTTCCCGACCACATCCTGACCCAACGCGCCGCCCAACGCGCCGTAGTGGCCGAGGTGTCCTGGGACATCACCCTCTAACCTTTTTTCCGCCTTTTCTCTCCCACTCACCAACCTTGGAGAACCCCAATGGGTGAATATTTTCTGCACGGCGTCGAAGTCACCGAGATTGACGACGGCATCCGCCCGGTTCGCACCGTCAAGTCGTCGATCATCGGCGTCATTGGCACCGCACCGGACGCCAACGACACCACTTTTCCGCTGAATACCCCGGTCCTGCTGCCCGGCACCCCGCGTGCGGCGGCGGACCTGGGCACGGCAGGAACCCTGAAAGACGCCCTAGACGGCATTTTCGACCAGACCGGGGCGATGGTGGTGGTGGTCCGCGTTGCCGAGGGCGCATCGGACAACGAAACCCTGTCCAACATCATCGGCGACAGCGCCACCGGCACCGGCGTCCATGCCTTTAAGGCCGCCCAGTCGGTGGTCAAAGTCACCCCGCGCATTCTGATTGCGCCGGGCTTTACCGGCGCCCGTCCGGTCGGCGTTTCGACCCTGTCGCTGGATGCCGCCGGGTCGGGCTATACCCACGCCAGCGTCACCATCACCGGCGGCGGCGGCAGCGGGGCCACTGCGACCGCCGTCATCGAAGGCGGCGCCATCACCGGCCTACAGCTTGACCGGGCGGGCTTTGGCTATACCGCCGATCCGACCATCACCATCAGCGGCGACGGCAGCGGCGCGGCGGCGACTGCCACCAGCGGCGCGACCGCCAACCCGGTGGTGGCTGAACTGCTGTCGATCGCCGCTGGTATGCGCGCTGTGATCATCGCCGACGGCCCCAACACCGACGCCGCCGACGCCATCACCTATCGCCAAGACTGGGGCAGCGCCCGCGTCTATGTGGTCGATCCCGAAGTGATGGTCTGGGACACCAGCGCCAAGATGGCGGTTGCCAAACCGGCTTCGCCGCGTGTGGCGGGCACCATCGCGCGCATGGATGCTGAAAAAGGCTTTTGGTGGTCGCCGTCCAATCAGGTTCTCAGCGGTGTGGTCGGCATTTCGCGCCCGATTGACTTTGCGCTGTCTAACCCCAACTGCGCCGCCAACTTTCTCAACGAAAACGAGGTGGCGACCATCATCCAGCAAGACGGTTATCGTCTGTGGGGCAACCGCACCTGTTCGTCTGATCCCTTGTGGGCCTTTCTCAGCGTGCGCCGCACCCATGACATGGTCAACGAAAGCATCGAACAGGCCTTTCTGTGGGCCCTTGACCGTCCGTTCTCGGGCCAGCTTTTGGCCGACATCGCCAACAGCGTCAACGCCTATCTGCGCAGCCTAAAGGCCCGTGGCGCTCTGCTCGGCGGCAAGGTCTGGATCGACCCCGAGCTCAACACCAAAGAGCGCATGATGAGCGGCGAGCTTTACGTCGATTTCGACAACGAAGCCCCCGCCCCGCTGGAACACCTGACTTTCCGCATGCACCGCAACAGCGACTACTACGAAGAGCTTTTGAACACTTTTGAGCAAGGCTAGCGCGCTAGCTTTGTTTGTTGGCCCTCAGGCGCCGGGCGCGGGCTCCGCCCGCTTGGCTTACGCGCCCATGGGGGCGCGGGGCCTCAACGGCCCAGCAGATCCACGGGTGTGGATCTGTTCGGGGGGCTCCTTGGGGCGTTGTTTAGTGGCCCTCAGGCGCCGGGCGCGGGCTCCGCCCGCTTGGCTTACGTGCCCACGCGGGCACGGGGCCTCAACGGCCCAGCAGATCCACGGGTGTGGATCTGGTTGGGGGGCCGCGCAAACAAAGCCTTTTCCCTTTTCCCTTCATTCTACGGAGTAACAGGCCATGTTGCCTAAGGTTCTCAAGAATTTCACCTGCTTCGTCGATGGCTTTGGCTATGCCGGTCGCGTCGATGAAATCACCCTGCCCAAGATCACCTTCAAAACCGAAGAACACCGCGCCGGTGGCATGGATGCCCCGATGCAGATCGACATGGGCATGGAAAAGCTCGAAGCCTCCCTCACCTTTGCCGAATACAGCCCCGAGCTTTTCTCCATGCTCGGCCTGATGGAAGGCAACAAGACCAACATCGTCCTGCGCGGTGCGGTCCAGGGCGACGATACCGCCGTCATTCCGGTGGTCATCACCCTGCAGGGCGGGTTCAAAGAAACCGACATGGGCTCGTGGAAAACCGGCTCTAAGGGCACCCTCAAAGCCCAGATCGCCGCCCGCTATTACAAGCTGGAAATCGGCGGTGTCGAGATCATCGAAATCGACGTCGAAAACATGATCCGCGTCATCTCCGGCGTTGATCAGACCGCCGCCCAACGGGCCGCCTTGGGCTTCTAAGCGCCCAGTTTCACGCACGTTTTCTCCCTAACTTGGGCGGTGCGGGGGCGTTTTTTCTCTCCGCGCACCTCAACCCTGCACCGCTCCTTTTTTCCTCCCTCACCGCAAGGACCGTTTCGCCATGACCACCACCACTACCCAGCCGACCAACGTCTTGACCCTGGAAGACCCGATCACCGTTGACGGCAAGACCCTGGCCCAACTGACCATCCGCAAACCCAAAGTGCGCGACATCCGCCTCGCCCGCAAATCCTCTGACGCCCCCGAAGACGTTGAACAGCGCCTGCTAGCCAACCTCTGCGAGCTGCCCCCCGAAGCCATCGACGACCTATCCCTGGCCGACTACGTGCGCCTGCAAGGCAAAGTCACCGATTTTTTGCCCAAGGAGCTGTTGGGAACGACGATGACCTCCGTCATCGGATAGTCCTGCTGGCCACTGTCACCGGCTGGAGCCTGAGCGAGATCGAAAACATCGACCTCGACGAGTTCGGCCCCTGGGTGGATAGCGCGCTCGACATCCTGCGCGCCCAAAACGGCGGTTAATCCCCCGGCACACCCCCTTTTTCCCCCTCTGCCCCCCGCCCCGACCCAGGGCGCGGGGGCCCTTATTACCACCAGATCGGGACGCCCACCGCATGGCACAAAACATCGAAGCTTTCCCCACGGAACTCAGCGGTCGCCTGAGCCAAATTGCGATGGCGCTGCAAACCCTGAACACCACAGCACGGGATGCCGCCCAGGGGCCAACCCAGCTCACCGCAGCGCTGACCGGCCTGGGGGTGAAAATCAACCAGGTGATCGACAGCCTGGATGGGATCGTCTTTCCCTCCCTCGCCGCCTCGATCGAAGAAGGCCGCGAACGGCGCAACGCCGCCTTTGCCGGGGGGAACCTCAACGGGGTGCTTGATGGGGCGGTGCTGAGTGAGCTCGCGCGCGCCGCCGAAACAATGCACCTTAGCTCGACCGACCTCACCACCGCCTTTAAGACCTTTGCCACCCTGCCCGGCCTTAGCAACCGGGACCGCGTTGACCTGTCCGCCCGCGCCCAACAGGCCGCCCAGGTGGTCGACGGAACCAGTCAACAAGACTGGGCGCTCGCCCTGCGCGACATGGGCAACGCCTTTCAGATCGATACCTCGGACGCCGACGCCCTGCGCGACATGGGCGACAAGCTGGTGAATTTCATGCTGGCCAACGGGATCACCGACCCCAAAGCCGCCTTGCGCCAGATGCAAACCGAATCCAACGCCATCGGCCAACAGGGTCAACAGGGCATGGCGGCCTTTGACAGCATGCTCGCCCGCGCCACCCTGGCCACCCGCAGCGGCGGCGATGGAGCCATCGCCCTCAGCGGCCTTGCGACCGCGTTAACCGCCAGCCTGCCCAGCGCCATCAAAAGCGCGCTGGATCGGGGCAACAGCAGCGTGGAAACCATCGTCCGCGACGCCATCAACGCCGGGCAAAACCCGGCCCAGGCGGTGATCGACGCCTTGAACAAGGCGGGCAAAGGGGCCCTTGTCACCACCGACCTGCGCACGAACAGCGCCCAATACGACCAGGCCATTACCCCCTATCGCGCCGCCCCCGATGGCGGGACCAACCCGGCCTTGCTGACCCTCGACAAAGCCAGCGCTGCCTATCAGCAAAGCTTTGAAGGCAAGCTAGACGCCCTGCTCAACGACTGGAGCAACGCGGTTAGCAACCTTGGCTTTGCCTTGGAAAAATTCGGCCCGCTCTTTTTCCCGATTGGCGAAGCGCTGGCCTCTTTCACCAACTGGATCGCCACCGCAGGCGATGGGATCGTCTTGGTATACATCGCCCTAGGCGCCATTGCCCTGGCCGCAACACGGCTAGGGGCCGCGCTCTATCGCGCCGCCGCCAGCGCACGGGCCAAAGGGCTGGGGGCATCGGCGCGCAATATCCTGCTCGGAAACCCCAACGCCCCCAAGTCGGCCAAAGACGCCATCCTTCAGCTCAAACCCCTGCTGGCCGACATTCGATCCAACACCGCCACCATCGCCGCCAACAGCAAACAAAACGGCAAACAGGCCAACGGGAAACTGGGCAACGGGAAACTGGGCGATGAGGGCAAAAACGGCCTCGCCAAACTGCCCGAACTGGCCCGCAAAGCCAACGGCAAGCTCAACACCCTCGACCGCAGCCTGGGCCACATCCTGGCCGCAATCCAAGAGCAGACCAGAGGCCGGGAAAAACAGCACAACTACTTCGCCTTTCTGCGCCGCATGGACGCCAGCCTAAAGGCCATCGTCGGCAAGCTCGGCACCTCTCGCGACCGCAAGACCAAGACCCCTGGCAGCGGCCTCATGCATGGTCTGGACAAGATCAACCGGTCGGTGCGGGCGCTGCTCCACCTGCACCGCTCGCCCGAATACGGCAAGACCGAACGCAAGATCACCCTGCTGACCAAGATCAATTCCAAGCTCGCCCTGATGCTGCGCAATCTAGGGGTCAAACAGGGGGCGGCAGGCAACCCAACCGCCTTTACCAGCGCCTTGCAGGCGGCGGTGGACCAGTTGCGCCACTTCTCCAACTGGCTCGACCGCATCGCACGGCAGCCCGGCCCAGGCGGTGGCGCAGGCGGTAATCGCCAAGGCGGTGGTGGCGGTGGTGGCGGTGGTGGCGGCGGTGGCCCTCGACCGGCCAGCCCAGGCCGCCGTCGGCTGCTGATGGGCCTGGGGGCGGCGGTGGGGGTGGCAACCGTCTTTGGGGCCAGCTCGGCCTTTGCCGCCGAACCGGCCTACGACGAAGACAAAGCCCTCGCCGAAGCCCGAGCCCGCCACGCCGCCCAAGGTTCGGGCGCGGTCTACGACCCCGGCGCGCCGCCAGAGGTCTATGCCGAATACCCCACCGAGCCGCCTGAAATCTATCCCGACGCCCCCAGCGCGGCCCAAGACAACGACGCCACCTATCGCCTGCCCGACCAAGCCGAGCCCGAAGCCACCCCCGAAGCCGCGCCCGAAGCCACCCCCGCGATAGAGGCCCTCCCCGACCCCGGCGCAGACTTTAGCGGCTTTGCCGACGGGCTGATGAACATGGCCTTTTCGGTCGGCATGATGATCGGTCTGGTCCAAGACCTTTCGATGCCCTTTAGCATGCTGGGCGGACTGTTCCGCCGCAGCGGCGCCGCCGAGGTCAGCGCCGACATGGGCAAGGTCGAAAAAAGCCTGGGCGGGGTGGAAAAGCGGGTCAAACGCTTCCCCGCGTTGCTAGGCGGCATCAAGTCAGCCTTTGGCAGCCTGGGCGGGGTGATGAAAGGCGGCCTGCTGTCGGGCATGTCATCGCTGGTCAAAGGCTTTGGGCTGGTTAAGAACGTCCTCGGCAGCGCTTTTGTGCGGCTGATCTCCTCGGCAGGCGGGGCTTTGCTGCGGGTTGCCCTGTCGGTCCTGCCGCCCTTGATTGGGGCGCTGGGCAGCCTGAACGTCGCCCTGCTGGCCAACCCGATTGTGCTGATCATCGCCGGGATCGTCGCCGCTGTGGCCGGGATTGCCTATCTGATCTATTCCTACTGGGACGAAATCATAGCCTGGCTGGGCGGCCTGGGCGAGGCCCTGATGGGCCCCTGGAAAGCGATCCAAGAGTTCTTTGGCGGCATGTGGGACGGCATCAAAGAAGGCTGGCAAGCGTTCTTTGACTGGGCCGGGGCGATCATTGATTCGATTAGCGGCGTGGTCGGCAAGATCGCGGGCTATTTCTGGGGCTCGGACGACGAAAAGGACGAAGACGACGAAAAAGAAAAGCCGCGCGAACCGATCCCGCCGGTCAACACCACCCCGACCCCGACCTTAGCCAGTGTCAGCGACGCCCGCCACGGCGGCCCGCCCACCACCCAGGCGGTGGTCAACGCCCAAATCACCGTCAATGCGGCCCCGGGCATGGACGCTGCCGAGGTCGCCCGCCTGGTCAAGGCCGAACTGAAACGCTGGACCGACCGCGAGACAGCCGCCAGCCGCGCCACCCTGGCCGCCCCGACGGCCTAACCGCCCTTTTTCCGATGCAGGAGAACCCCAATGCCGACCAACACCACCGGGGCGAGCACCGCTAAGGGCTCGCTCAAGAACAACGCTCAGCCTTTGCGGCGGACGCCCAACATCAGCAGCCAGATGATGGCACTAGGCGCCTATCGCTTTTGCCTAGAAAAAGCGGCCTTTCAGGCTTTTAACCAAGAAAACGGTTGGCGCTGGGCCAGCATCGACCGCTTTGGGCGCCAGCCTGCGACCCAATACCTGGGTCCGGGATCGCAAAAGATGTCTCTGTCGGGGACGATTTACCCGCACTTTAAGGGCGGCCTGGGCCAGCTTACGGCCAT